CGCAGAAGCAGAAGCAGACGCAGGCGCAGAAGCAGACGCAGAAGCAGAAGCAGAAGCAGACGCAGAAGCAGAAGCAGAAGCAGAAGCAGAAGCAGAAGCAGAAGCAGAAGCAGAATCTGATGGTCTTGGATCATTCAATTCAATAGTTCTTGGATAATCGGGACAAAGTGGTATTCTAGAATTATTATTTTCGAATAATAAAACATATGCATCTTCAAATTCTCTTGGTAAATTTGCATCTAACTGGCTTAATTCATTATCATTTAAATGAAACCAAGTATTTGTACTATTATTAAAAATATAGGTGACATAATGTCCGCTATTTAGCGTTGAACCTCTATGAACAATAAAAGATTTTAATTTATAACTATTTTCAGTAATAGTTGAATAATTTGGATATGAAAATCCATTTATTTTGAATTCTCTAAAATTTTCAAGTCTAATTTTGTCTGTTATTTTTGTATTAAAAATAAGATTTAATCTTGGTGCTAATAAAATAAAATATTTTTTATGGATAAATGTTTTAAATTTATCAAGATGTAAATCTAAATCTCTATCTGTTTCCTTAATTAATGATCCATCATCTCTATAATGGCATATTGGATAATTTATACCTAATTTTTTATTTGTTGTAGAATCTATTATATCTGTTTTTTCCATTAATATAGTGTCAACATTAAACATATTATTAAATAATTCTAATAATGTTGGATTTGTATTTCCGTCTATGGATAATAAATTAAAGGAATTTCTTTGAATAAAAACTTTATTATTATTTCTTCGTCTTTTGCATTTTTCTCTATGATAAAATAATGAATTCAATAATCTGTCTAAATATATATTATTATTTGTAAGTTGTAATAAAAATTCACTTGTATCTTGTTGCCCTATAATATCACCAGTACCATTAAATATTGTACCATTAATTTTTAAATCATATAATCTTTGTCTAACACCGTGTAAATTAACTGCAGTACCGTCTGTAATATATTGTATAAATAATTCTTTTATAATATTATTAAGTTTAATATTAAAAATTTGGTTAGCTTCAAAAGTTCTGTCTGAATCCCTTCTTATAATATTAATTTCGTTTTTTGTTTCTTGATCTACAATATCTTCAATATTAGATGATGAATTTTGTAAAAAATGTCTATATTCAGGAATATTAAATAACATTTGCAATATAGAAATTATAAAACAATAATTACCAGAATTATATATTCCTTTAAAACCATTTTGTATTCTTGATGTTATTGCATCGATTCTTGTTCTTCTTGATGACGAATCTCTTTTAATTATTTCCAATTGTTGTATAAAAATATATTTTTTATCGTCATTTGTCATTTTATCAGTTATAAAAGAAGTTATTCCCTTTAATTTTGGATTTTGACTTAATTGTGCTATTACATCTGTTAAATTTAATGAAAATTCTTCCGGATTATTTAACATTTTGATATAATCCGTTACTTCTTCTGTGGTTAATGGTTCGGTATCAACACTAGCAGAAGCACTAGCAGAAGAACTACTTGATTTAGATTTTGTACCAGCAATTTGAGAATTAATAATATTTTTTAGAGAAATATATTTGTGTTTATATTTAATATATTTTAAATAATTATTTTCATTATTATTAAAATTCATATATAAATAACAAAGATTATTTTTTTTTAGATAATGATTTTGATTTAGAATTTGAATTTTTAGATGACACAGATTGCCATCCATCATCTTTATTTTCTTCTATTTTATCTAATATTTTTATTTTATTATTATATTTTATTTCTTTTTTGATATTATTTTTTTTACTTCTTATATGTTCTTTTGTTTCATCATCAATATTTATTAAACTCAATTCATCATCATTAATTATAATATCATCATCATCTGGTGATATAACTTTTAAATGTTCCAATGCTTTTTTTGCTGCTAATTTTTCACCTTTTTGTTTAGAGGAACCTATTCCTATTCCAATTATATTTTTATCTTTATCTCTTACATACATTTTAAATTTTCTTTTTCCTAATTTTACATCTTCTATTATAGTTTCCATAAGACCATATGATGGATCACCCCAAGATTTTTCGTGGAAATATTGAAGAAGTTTATCTTTATAATTTGTATCATTTTCTAATAAATATGTTAAATCTATTTCTTTCTCTATAAGTTTAGTTATAAATTCATAACAAATTTTATAACCATAACCTCTATCTAATAATATTATATTTGGTATTTTTCCAATATCATCATATCTTATTTCACAAGCATCTAAATATAATGCTCCTATAAATGCCTCAAAAACATCACATAATATTTTTTGATTTTTGTTTCTAGCATTTATATATTCATAATTTCTAGATATAATAACATATTTATTTAATGCTAATATCTTTGAAATTTCTGCTAATGATGTTCCATTTTCTATTTGTGATCTTAATTTTGTTAAATCTCCTTCTTGTTTTTCTGGATATCTTACAAATCCATAATCCGTTAATATTAATCTTAATATACTATCTCCTAAAAACTCAAGACGCTCATATGATGATTCTTGAATTGGTATTGTCATTGATATTTTATCTTCATTTATGGGATTTAATACCTCATCTGATAATACATTTATTCCCATAAATATTTTTTTAAAATTCTTTATATCACTCCAATCTGCTTTTACATATGATGGATGTGTCATCGCTACCTGATATAATTTTAAATCTCTCACCTTGTAATTAATATCGTAAGTTTTATAAATGTCATTTATAAAACTACTCGTAATAAATCTATTGTCCTCATTCAATATAAATCTATTTATCTTTTGTATACTATATTTATCCACTATATTACACATAAAATTTTGCCATTCCTGTTTTGATACCTGTAAATTCATTATTATATATATATATTACTATATTTTATACTATATATATATTATTTTTAAATTTTTTTTTATTATTATCATCATACTATTTTTACTAAATATTTAATATAATATAACAAAACCACTAAAATAAAATTAAAACAGAATTAATTAAAACTAAAAATAATAAACAGTTTTAATTAAATAAAAAATAAAAATATGGCGAAAAATCTATTTATAATATTTTTAGCGTTGCCTTAATACTTTATAAATAGATTTTTCGCCAAAATAACAGAATTAATTAAATAATTTTTCATAGTTCATCATAAAAACTTTCAGTTTCTTTGAGTTCTTTTAGGGATTTTTCTTTTTTTTCTTTTTCTTTTTCTTCTTTTTCTTTATTTTCTTCTTTAACTTCTTCAGATTTATTATCTTGTTCTTTATCATCATTTTCAAGTTTATCATAATCAATATTTTTATCTTTATTTTTTTCAATAATTTTGTATAAATTTTCTTTTCTGATGACATTACCGGAAGAATTGCTAAAGAATACTTTAGATGGGTCAAATTTAGAATTATTTGCTGGTTCATATCTAAAAACGAGTGGTTTTCCTTGTTTTTTTCTTTCTTCCATTCTCATTCTTTTTTCTCTTTCTTGAGTTATCATAAAACCTCTACAATTAGTGATAAAACTTTGAAAAACTGTATCATCAAATTCGTCTTTTTTGTTATTACTAAAATAATATTTTTTAAATAATACTATTCCGTTAATATATCTATAAAGTAAATCATTCCACATTTCGCTTTCGTCATCAATTCTAAATTTAACAAGCATAATTAAGGAGTGAAGAATATTTTGATCAAAACCAGCAACACTTATTTTATTTTTCTTTTCTTCCGGTGTTTTACCATTAAATTTAATATAATTTACTTCTTTGAAGGGGATACATTTTTTAAAATTATTAAAAAGATATAAAATAGGTATTTCATCTTTACCGTCTTTAAAATAAATAATTAAACTATGACCTAAAAACTGGAAAAATGGAACTGCTTCTTTATGAATTAAATATTTATTAGTTTCTTGTGGTAAATTTTTAATAAAATCCAAAATTGCTAATCCATCATTAATAAAATTAGTTGAATAATATTCTAAATATGGAGGTTTTATATAATTATATTTATTATCTTCTTTATTATAATTAGATTTATGTAAATAATAATTATACATATAAAATCCTGTTGTTAATACATCATTTCTACTAGTCATAAATTCTTCTAATAAATCTATTACTCTATCTAATGTTTTATTTTCATAATTTTCTATAATTAAAGGTTTTTTAATTAAAGGTAAAGGATATGCTTTTTGTAATTTCATATATCTTACATATGTTTTATCTAATCTAAAATAACTTCCTATAGGATCAGTAAACATTCTAAAATAATCTATCATCATAAACCAAGGATGAATTAAAATTAAGTCATTTATTTTTAAAAATTTTACTTTATGATATATATTACTTGGCATATATGTTATATCACAATATTCATGTTGATTCACAAATATTTTATAACTTTCTGGATGTTGTGCTTCCTGTCCTACAACCCCCTTAAATCCTTCTTTGTGTAATTTATCACATAAATCTTTTAAATCTATTAATGGTTCTGTTGAATAAAAATCAACATCTGGCATATCATCTTCATCATAAATAGCAAGTTTAGGATCTTTATCTTTTAATAAAATATTTAAAGTATAACCACCATACATCTTCCGTTTTTTGTCTTTAATATAATTAATAATTATATTATACACTTTAAGCATTTCATCTTTAGTAGGTTCATATTGTTCAAGTTTTTTCTTATTTACTTGTTTTATAATCTTTGGATATTCTTCATCAAATCTTTTATCGCTGTTAATTATAATCTCCATATTACTCATATAATATTATATATATAGTATTATAAATTATTATCAATTTTTTATAAAAAATATATAGGTTTATTTTTTTTATATAAATATATAATATATATAAAATGGGAAAAAAGTGTTGTGAATCCGTTTCCACCTCTTCTTCTTGCTCAAGCTCTGCTTGTGTACAAACAGAAGTAGATTGTTGCAAAAAGTGCACTGACGTAGTAAACTGTTGCACTCCTCAATACCAAAGATTAGACAAGTTAAGAAACCAATGGAGTTCTTTAAATATGAATGCTAGAGATTGGCAAACTTATCCTTATGCTGTAGATAGAAATGGAAATTCTGTTTCTAGTACATCATTATTTGGTTCTGGTCTAATTGATGTTGGTGATGCTTCAGGTAATTTAAATGTTGCTTTAGCATTTGTTATTGTACATAGATATTTAAATATTGAAACTTGCAAATCTGATCAAGTTTGGGGATGGTATGTAAATCTTAATTCTGGAGATCTTCGTTTTATGCAAGAAACAGAAAATGTTGATACTACAGTATCAAGACACGAAATATATACTAAATCTGTTTCTAATTTAACAGTAGCTGAAAAGAGAGCAAGATGTGTATTAGATAGATTTTTCAAATTAAGTCAAAATGTAGTTGAATGTCATAGATATCCTAGAACTGAAGGTGATATTGTTGAAGTATCTGATTCTTGTGGTCAAAAATGGCTTGTTGCTGTAAATCTTGCAAATGATAACCAAGATCACGGTTCAGGAGGTGATATAGATGCTGGTGGTGATAGTGTAGTTGTAAGAGCACAAACAGGAAGATATGTATTAGTTGCGTGTAAATTATAAATTAAATATTTTTTATAATATAATTATTTTTTATTTTTTATTTTTATATAAATATATATTATATAAATGTGTAAATCTGGTAAATGTTGTTGCCCTGCTAAAGAGGAAGATTGTTGCAAATGCCCCGAAAGAATGGATTGCTGTACTCCTCAATTTCAAAGATTAGATAGATTATCAACTTCTTGGATGCTTAATGCGATGGGTGCTGATGTTACTTCAGGTAATGCTAGAAATAGAGTTGGTGTACAACAAAGTAATGGTTCTACTAATTTAGATATTGCACGTGATTTTGTTTGGGCTGCAAGAGCATTAGATATTGAAAATTGCAAAGAAGAACAAGTATGGGGATGGAGAGTAAATCTTTCAAATGGTGATCTTCAATTATTACAAACAACAGACGGAGTTTCAGATAGTGAAAGCAGAGCTGATTTATTAGGTGAAACGTGTGAAAGTTTAACTTTATCACAAAGAAAGGCGAAACAAGTATTAGATAGATTATACCATATGAGTGAAAAAGCTTTAACTTGTAATAAATATCCAAGAACCGAAGGAGTAATGGTTGTAGCTACTGATAAATGTAATCAAAAATGGTTATTACTTGTAAATAGAGCTACTGGAAGAGATAATATTTTAAATGAAGTTCAATTTGTTGTTGTTGGTGCTAAATTATAAATATTTTTATTTTTTATTATAATTATAATTTTTATTTATTATAATTTTTATTTTATTGCGTTATTATTTTAATAAATTATAGATTTTATTTTTTTCTATCATATTATTATATATTAATATGGCTAATGTCGAATTATTAGATTCTCTCTTGGTAAAGTCAAAGTGCAAACAGTCTTTATCATCTGCTTCTAGCTCATCTTCTTGTGCTTCATCTTCATCTTGTTCTACTTCCAACTGTCCTAAAGAAGAGGAAAGTTGTTGCAAGTGTCCTCCTCAATTAGAGTGCTGTACTCCTCAATATTTAAGACTTTCTAAATTATCTACTGCTTATTTACTTTCTATGATGGGTACTGTAATAGATACTGAATTTCTGGCTGTAGATAGAACAGGCGAAGATTCCGAATTTTTAGATGCATCCAGTAATACAAGAATAGCACACAGATTTGTATGGTCTGCAAGATATTTATCTATGGAACAATGCAAAGAAGATCAAGTATGGGGATGGGAAGTAAATCTTAATACTGGTGATCTTCGTTTATTACAAGATATTGAACATGCAACTATGAATACTACCAGAGGTGAATTATTAAATACTCCTGTTGAAGATTTATCTCTTAACCAAAGAAAAGCTCTTAAAATGCTTAATAACTTATACAAAATGTCTGAACACGCCGCTAGATGTTTAACTTATCCTAGAACTGAAGGTGTTATGGTTGAAGCTACTGATAAATGTGGACAAAAATGGTTATTACTCGTTAATAGAGCAAGTGGTAGAGATAATGGTAATATTCTTAATGATACTGGTAGATTAGTTGTTGTTGGTGCCAAGCTCTAAATTATTTATTTATTATTTTTTTCTTATATAATCTTATTTATATATAAGTTTATTTATGTCTTGTAAAAAATCTTGTTATAATTCTTCTAGTTCTTCTTCTTGTAGTTCTTCTTCTTGTAGTTCTTCTTCTTGTAGTTCTTCTTCTTCTTGTAGTTCTTCTTCTTCTTGTAGTTCTTCATCAAGTTCTTCATCTTGTTCAGATTCAATATTAAGTTGTAAGGTAAAAAAGGTATGTTGTGTGAAGGAGAGTATGGTATATAGTAGATTAAAAAAACTAACAAAAATAATTTCTGGAATTGATAATGGTTATTATGAAATGCCATCTTTTATAGTTGATGGTAGTGGTAGTGGAGATATAATATCTGGTGTAGTAGATAGAAATAATAATTTTATTCCAATACCTGATATTAGTGAAAATAATATTAATTATCCAAATAAAAGACCTGAAGGTGTATTTTATAATAATGATATTGAAAATATACCTTTTTGTTATGTAGATGTATCAAATAATGAATTATTAGATCCTATTGGTTATACAAATATTGATATTCTATTATCTAATGCGTATTTAACATATTATTTCCAAAGAATTATTCATAATTATTATAATAATAATTGTAATAATCTTAATTTAATTGCTTGGCTTGTATCATACGATGGTTCTAAAAATGTTCAATTATTATTTCCATATTCAAATATCCCTAATGTTAATATTACAAAAAAATATTTAGATTCTCTTGCCGTTTTGTCTAATACCCAAAAATCATATCTCAATACTCTTGATTATCTCTATAATTTATCTCCTAAATTTACTTGCCATCTTAATACTATCAAATGTTTTAAACATAATTGCCATAATTGGACCGGTTTATCACTACTCGCTAATGGTTCCAATACTTCTAATGGCTATATTATTATCGCTTCTAATAATTCTAATATATGTTCTGAACCTATGTTTAATACTAAATATTATTGTTTATTAGATGATTTAAGAACTAAATATTTAGCTGTCTCTTTAAATGGGTTAACACCAAAATTAGATGTTTCGGGTGGAGATATAATAGGAACATTAGATATTTCTGGATATGGTAATTATACAAGATATACGTGGGAATGGTGTATTAAAAATTATAAAAAAGCATATGGTTTTTATGTTGATTTTTCTAATGGTAATTTAATTTTATTCCAAAATACTTCTGGCATTTTATATACTGTTTCCAGAAATTCACTTCTAACTTTAACCTGTAATAATATCACTAGTATCCAAAAAAAACAACTTAAAATTTTAAATAACTTTTATGTAATCGCCGAAAAAGCTAGAGAAAAATATCCATATCCTAAACAAGAAGGTGATTTGATTAAAATTAAAGATCTTAATAATCATAAATGGCTTGTTCTAATAAATTCTGATCAAAGTTCTGTCAATAATTCTAAATATGTATTCGTTTTAATTTGTTATAAATAATATTTTTTTATAACCTATATTTATATTATGGGCAAAAATTCTAATAAATGTAACAAAAATAAAAAATCTAAATGTTCTTCTAGTTCTTCCTCTTCTAGTTCTTCAAATAATTGTAAAGATGGATGTACATTAATGATATATGATTGTGAGATATTAAAATATGAATTAAATGACAAAAATATATTATTTATATGTGATAATGAGATACCTTGTTTATTAAAGGGATATATTAAGATGATAGGAAATGTAAAAGGAATGAGATTATTAGCAACAAAAAGTAATAATGATATAATATTATGTGGAAGTCCGGATACATCCGAAATTAATAATTATTTCTTATCTCTTCCAATTTATTATTTTAATAATAAAAGATATAATATAAGAATTTCTATTATTAGATCTGATGGTACTATTTATTATGATAGTGATTCTGGTATTAATAAATCACAAGCTGATTTAATGAGTAATCATAATACAAGATTAGAAATACAAAAAGCAAATAATATTAGATGGGGATCTATGGAAAGATTCTCTTCTACAAATGATATAAGATATAGATATTTTGCTGTTTGGGTTGCTGAATGTATGCAAAATGGATATTCAGAATTATTATGTTTTAGATTTGCTATTAAAGTTGATAGTTTAGGAAATTTTATAAATGAATAAGAAATTTATAAAATATAAAAAATTTGAATTTTAAATTATATATATATATATTATAATATATGAACATTAATCTTATTAGTCCTTTTAATCATTCTAATTATAACTTTTTAACTACTAACGCTAATGATATTAATGAAAATATTATTCAATTTGCAGAAAATAATCTTAATAGAGTTAAATATCAATTAGAATTTAATAATATATTTAATGACATTGATATCGCTCTTAAAATTGAATTCTCTATTTTTGAATTTACTCTAATTTATATTATTAATAAAAATTTACCTTTTGATTATATTAATGCTGTTTATCTTGATAAAATTAATGATATTAAACAAAATCTCGATCCTAATAATAAAATTGCCAATAAAACTTTATTACATTCTATTATGTCTAATTCTATTAATCCTCTAACTGTCGCCTTTTTATCTCCTCAACAACTTCACCCTGAAAAATGGAAATATCAAATTAATAAAATTAATTATCTCGAACTCAAAGAAAAAAGTATTAAATACTCTAACGCTTATAAATGCTCTCGTTGTGGTGAATCTAAATGTAAAATTACTCAAGCTCAAACTAGATGTGCTGATGAACCAGCAACCACTTTCGTATGTTGTATGGTCTGTCATAAAACTTTTAAATTTAGTTAAAAATAAAAAATATTAAAATAAAAAATGTAAAAAAAATTGATTTATTTATAATATATTATATAATATACTATAATATGTTTTGGTTATTTGATGATAATAAATATAAAAATTATATAATAACACAAGAAATACTTTTTAATAATTTAATTTCTATTAGTGATGAATCTATTTATTTTAATAAAGATATTATAATTAATAATGAAAATAAGGAAAATAAGGAAAATAAGGAAAATATAGAAATAAAAAAATATGATAATTTAATATATTACAAAAGAAATAACAAAGAATATATTTTTGAATATAAATTAATAGAAGAAAAAATACAAGAAAATAAAATAATACTAAAATATTCTTATTCTAAAAAAAATACTTTCCCAATTCTTGAACATAAATTTTATGATTATGATATTATTACTCAATTTATTATTAATAATACTTCTAATAATCAACTTAATATTTTTGATATCACCAATAATAATTTTTATGTAATGACTCTAAATGAATTTTCTTATTAAAAAAAATAATACACACATTATTAATCCATATATTATTACTCCCTTTACATTCACTCTTCCCGTCTCATCCGGATTTAAACTACTAAAATAATTACTTACAAAATCTTTTATCATATCTTGTGACATCATAAAATATATCGCAAATAATAATCCAAACTCCTTTAAACTAAATTTATCATCAAATATTATATTCAAATACTTATTTGAACCCTCAAATGTCTCCTTCTCTATTAACTTCTTGAATTTCTCCTTTAATTCCTTCTTACTTATTTTTTCTTCTCTATCTTCTCTATCTTCTCTATCTTCTCTATCTTCTTTATCTTCTCTATCTTCTCTATCTTCTTTATTATCTTTATTATTTTTTTGTTTATTAATAGATTCATATTGTTGTTCTATATTTTTTTCTAAATTACTAAAATTATCAGTATTATTTTTTAAATTTACTAATATCTCTTTTGTTAAACTATTTACCAAATTCGGATTACTATTCTGATTTATCACCTGATTCCTTAATTCATTATAATCAAAATTATTTTTATTATTACTATTATTTAATTCATCTAATGATGTCCCCTTTAATGATAATTCATCAAAATTTATATTACTCATACTATTCATATTATTCATATTACTCATACTACTCATACTACTCATATTATTCATATTATTCATAATATTCATATTATTCATATTATTCATATTATTTATATTATTTATATTAGAATTAAAATTATTAAAATTATATTTTTATTTATATTTTTCTATAAATATTAAAGGATTCATTAATTTATCAGAACTATGTAATTCATATCTTAATTTTTTACTTTTTTCTTCATCTATCATTATATTATATATCTTATTAATTAAACTACTTGTCATATGCATATATTTTTTTTTACTTATTGGACATAATAATCCTATAAATATTCTTCCTTTTGTTTCTTTATTTAATATTTTTGATACATATTTATTTATTTGGTCATTATTCTTTTCTTTATATATTACTAATGTTAATTCAAATACTTCATATGTTCCATCTAATTCAAATGTATTTCCTATTATTTTTGTTATATTTTCACCTGTAAATTCAATTTCTTTTATATTATTATTATTATTATCATCATCTATTACTACTCCTCTATAATAAAAATTATTTATTAATATTCTCTCTAAATCTGTTATATTTATATTTTCGTTATATAATTTGTCATCATTATATATTGTTTTTATTAATACACCACTTTTATATATTGGTTCCATATTTATATTACATATTGACAAAAATTCATTTAAATTTTCATCCTTCTTTATTATACTATTATCCAAATTTTCAGAATATATTATTTCATACATAAAATTTTCATATATCTGACATAATATAGTATTTCCTTGTGTCTCATATTCATCTTCTTCTTCTAGAAAATTTTCTATTATATCTTCTATTAAAGTTTTTTCTTTATCTACATTTTTATATATTATACTCTTTTTTTCAAATTTCTTTACAAAATCTTTTAATATATATTTAATTTTATTTGTATCTTTCTCTCTCTCCATACTTAATTCCTCACTCTCTAATGTATCATATAAATTTTCATATATTCTATTCTTTTTTACTAAACAATAATTACTCATATATATTATTTATATACTCCTTTTTTTATATTATATTATTATATAATGCCTAATTTTACTCTTATTCTTATTATTATTCTCTCTTTTTCCCTCTTATATTATATTCTATTCTTTAATAATTATCCTATTCTTATTATTAATCATAATCCTAATCTCTCTAATCAAGAATCTTTATCATCTAAAATTAATAATAATAATTTAAACAATCAAAATAATAATTTAAACAATCAAAATAATAATTTAAACAATCAAAATAATAATTTAAACAATCAAAATAATAATTTAAATAATAATCCGGAAACTATTAATTTTAAACTTGATAATAATATATCTTTATCGAAA